TGCTGCTATTTGGTGGAATTTTGATTTTAAGTTGTATCAGAGTTTTTGTACCTATTCTATTTTCTTCTAGAAGTGAACCTTTTATTTTTATTATTTCTTTCCCTTCAGAATCTATATTAATATTTTCTATCTCATAAGATGACTCTTCACCCTGTATCAGAAGATGATCACCGGCGGCCGCACCCAAATAAGTGAAAGATGTTTTTGTATTTTGTCCAAAATGATTTACAATAAAAGTATACCTACTATCATTGTCGCTTGAAGGAACAGAATTAAAATGAAATATTGGAGTTTGTTTGAAGTGTTTTTTAGAATATAAATTCATATCACTGTCTTTATTCGTGACAGAATTTACAGTGCAGAATACTATTAAATTTTCTAATTCATTTAACGTGTAAACGCCGGATAAATCATATTTATTACCATTCTTTTCATTATAAAGTTCTGCATTTGATACAGTAAATGTAGATCCGACAGGAACATTTTTCCAAAAATTCAAAAAATCATTTTCAGTAGAAGATACATTTTTCCAATCAGAAAAATCAAAAAACGCACTAGTTTCTGAATTATTAAATACTATATTTGGTGTAGCAACCAATCCAGATACTGTGCTAACTTTATTAGTTAGTGACTTTTTATATTCCAAACCATAAAATATTCCAACTCTGGCAGTAACTAGATTGGTATTTGGAACAATGGTTCCATTTGTACTACTTTTTTTTCTTGATTTTTTATGATTTGAAAAATTCATGAAGCAATGAAGTTGATTGTTCCATTACCGGCCGAAGATCTAACATAAATCGTAGTTAATGCTCCAGTTTCTATAAAAATAGATTCTCCTGGTTCTAAAGGATATCCTTCAGTTGATCTAGTTACTAATGTAGAACCACCAACAAAAATAGTGTTAGTATTTGAAATTGATGATTTGATGTGTACTCCAGATACTAATCTATTAGTTAATGTTGATAACTGCGATGCAGCAGTAGATGATATTTTTGATCCGCTATAAACCGAAGATGGTTTAGTATTATCTACAATTTTTACTTGTATTGTTCCATTTCCAAGTTTATCATTTATACTGGTTATTGGATTTGTATTGGTTTTTATATTATTAAGTGCTGTATAGATTGATCCGGTTGCCCCTAGTAATGGTATTATAGAGGATAGATCTACATCAATATTATTTTCTACAGTTACGGGTAATGCTTCGGTTGCAGTTACTTCTATGGATCCATCAGCGGCCGCGCCCTGCACTATTATTGGATAGTCTGAGGTAATACCTGTTCCCTTTACCATCAATCCACCCCCATAATTCGATACACCTACAGTAGATCCAATAGATACTGTAAATGTAAATCCATGATTTGTTACGGCAACTTTTAGTGCGTCACCTGAAACACCAAGAGTAGTTCCATTGGATGAATATATCTTACTTGAGAGTTTAAGATCGCCGTCATGGCCATAAACTCTTATGCTATCTGTGGATTCGGTTAGATTTATACTTCCGCTTATTCCTACATTTCCATAAACTGAAACCGAATCACTACTATAGTTTAATCGTCTTCCGCCTGTTATTCCTACAGCAGTGGCACCAGAAATACCAAATACGCCAAAATTAGTTGTTCGTATATCTACTGTGCCAGTTACACCAACCAAAACACCATTTGTGATGCCTTGTATATTACCGCTTATTCCGACTGGTATAGTGGAAAACGTAGTTCCTGCTATTTTTAAGAAAGAACTTTCAGAGGATAATCCGACTACAAATGTACCTCTTCCTGCGACAGTTCCGGTTATTCCTATATTGGTTCCAGTCCATCCATAAATGCTTATCGGAAGTGGGCTGCTAGTATCAACTCTAGTTGTTGTACTATCGGTGCCATATGCTATCTTTGAAATTGGTACATGTGTTAAACTAAAACCAGTTCCACTGGTTCCCCAATCTGTTGCTAAATACGCATCTCCGGTAGCAGTTGTAACTAAAATATTATCTAATGTGTATGGCATCTTGATTCCTTCTAAGAACTATGTATAATGGTAATATAAATAGAAAGATAACATATGTTTATTGAATTAACCAAAGAAGACTTTTCTAAGAAAGTCGAAAATAGAGTAAAAGAAAAAGATTGTTCTTACATGGATGCAATTATTTATACATTAGAAGAAAATTCTATTGATATAAGTGTTTCGTCTAAATTATTATCTCAACCAATAGTTGAAAAACTTCAAGAAGAGGGACAAAGATTAAATCTTTTGCCAAGAAAAAAGAATTCACTACCCTTTGCTTGAACGGCACAATGGGTTGTGGTATACTTGTTTTGTCAGTGGTGGGGAGTTCCCACCGAAAGTTTAGTCCGAAGGAGAACTTCGGGAAGGAGATTTAAATGAGTTCATTTAGCGATTTTAAGAAGAAGTCAAAGACTAGCATTGATGTTCTAGTCAAGAAGTTTGCAGAAGAAGAAGGTGGCAAGAAGGATTATAAGGACGAGCGTTTCTGGCGTCCTACACTGGATAAGGCAAAGAACGGTTTTGCCATTATTCGTTTCCTCCCAACGGTAGATGGTGAGGATGTTCCGTGGGTCAAGCTCTATTCCCACGCATTCCAAGGTCCGGGTGGGTGGTACATTGAGAATTCACTCACTACCCTTGGAAAGCAAGATCCGGTTTCAGAAATGAATAGTCTACTCTGGAAGAGTGGAATGGATAGCGATAAGGATCTTGCGCGGCAGCGTAAGCGTAAGTTGAACTACATCTCTAACATCTATGTGATTAGTGATCCTGCTAATCCTCAGAATGAAGGAAAGGTGTTCTTGTTCAAGTATGGTCAGAAGATCTTTGAGAAGATTCAGGAGGCAATGCAACCTGAATTCAAGGACGAAGAACCAATTGATCCATTTAATTTCTGGACTGGTGCAAACTTTAAGCTCAAGGTTCGTAATGTTGGTGGTTATGTCAACTATGACAAGAGCGAGTTTGATTCTTCATCTGCTCTACTCGGTGGTGCAGATACAGAACTAGAAAAGATCTGGAACAGTCAGAATGCTCTTAAGGAATTCACAGATCCTTCTAACTTCAAGTCTTACGAAGAACTTAAGACTAAGTTGGAAAGCGTTCTAAAGGGTGACATTCGCGGTAAGGCTCCAATGGGTCAACGAACCGCAGAGGATGTTGAAGAAGAGGAAATTGCCGAAAAGCAATGGGGTGGGTCTGCCAAGACCAAGAAGCCCCCAGTAGAGGAAGAGTCAGATGACTCGACCGATGCTCTTGAATATTTCAAGAAGCTCGCTGACGACTAACCCCACCAGAGATAGCATCTCCGGTCCGACAACCCCGAGGCCTCGGGGTTGTTTCTTTTTACATGTGCTTAGTTCTCCATATGGGAGTGGTTCCGATAGTTAATCTTTTAAATGATTCAATTATCAATGGTTTATTATCAATTTTAATATTTGCCGGTTTTGCTGAGGTTTTTCTTTTTCCCTTATCTGGAGTTAAATCTTTAGATGCATCTTTAAGTTCATTTACTATATCCTTTGATTCGTTTTCCTTTGTATTTTCTAATGATTTTTCAGAATTGGATTGCTTATTTTGTGTGTCCTTTTTAATTGCTTCTGATATTTTATCACCAGAGTCATTTGTTTTAAATTCTACAGCAGATTCCCCACGAAGAGCAGATGTTGGACTTGAAGAAATTGCAGGGGTAGAATTGCTCTGTGGTATAACCTGAAAGCTTTCAGTTCCTCTTTCTCCTATTACGATGGGGGTTGTACTCTTAACTATGCCCTCTCCGCCGCCGGCAAAAGCAGGAACTAATAGTTTATTTTCTTTGTTTTGTGTTATAGTTTTAGCCTGAATTCTATTTACAGTTCTTTGATTCATTTGACTAAATGTTAATTTTTTAAGTGTAGAGAGCGTTTCACCTTTTGATTTATCTACAGTTACATATTGTTCTTTTTTTGTAAATTCGTAATTTGGTTTATTTAACTGTGTCATATTATAATTGTATATGTTATCATTTTGTCTATTTAAGACTACATTATTGGTTTTAAACATATCAATTACATTTGTATCATTGTTAATTATTTTTGTAGTATCCTTGGTATTGTTTTCAACCGTACGAGTTTGATTTGTTATATTACTAGTATCATTAACTAAAAAATTATTATTGTCGATATTTGTAGTATCCTTGGTATTGTTTTCAACCGTACGAGTTTGATTTGTTATATTACTAGTATCATTAACTAAAAAATTATTATTGTCGATATTTGTAATAGGAGTTGTATTATTAATTTCGGTATTATTTTTCACATTACCATCTACGAACATATTTTGATTTAGTTGTTTATTAACGCTTGTAACGGGTGCGTTAATTGAATTGTTAGTTTCATTTAGATAGTTTGTGGTGGGTGCGTTAATTGAATTGTTAGTTTCATTTAGTTGATTGACGGTTGTTGCCGTGTTAATATCATTTTTTATATAATTTTGATTGTTAGATGTAGTTGTATTATTTTTTATATAATTTTGATTGTTAGATGTAGTTGTATTATTTTTTATATAATAATTGCCAACATTTGTAAAGAAACTATAAGGATTATCAAAAACAAAATTCATCTCTCCTACTAACTTTTTTGATTTTTTTGTTTTAACCTTGTTCCTTTCAGTCAATCCATATTTCTTTGTGAAAAATAATTCACTTTGATTTATTTCTTGATGTATATTTAATGGATTAAATTTTGTTATAAAATTAGAATTATAGTTTAATATTTTTTGCAATACATTATTTTTTTTTAAATTAATGTTATATGATTGTTTACCTTTATCAAAGATAATACTCTTTTCATATTTTTTTGAATTATCTATTTTTTCGCCATCAACATTTACATTAATTTGTATTGGAGTATCCGATACACTTTTGGGCATTGACTTAGATTCATTTTCTGGAGCAGGAACACTTATATTTGAAAATTCATCGGCTTTAAATCTAGACAAAGCATTAATTGTCATAGAACTTGAAAAAATATTTAAAATTTCTTCTTTTAATTTTAAAATGTCCTTTTCGTTGCTTTCGTTCATAACATTCTACCTTTTCTAGATAATGCGTTTGCCATATTTTGCTGATTAAGGATTCTGTTGTTCTCTACTTCTATTTCTTGCCTCAGTAACTCTAGATATATGTCTCTTTCCCAGGGTATTAGTGTTTCTAGATCAGTTAAACTATACTTATAATGATGTATGAGTTTAAAATTTATATCATAGAAAGAACCAATGGTTAAGTGACTGAGGCCAATCCGAAAAAATCTTTAATTCCTCTCAATACAATCGATCTCTTTACACCATCAGATGTCGTATATTCTACAGTTTTTTCTATTTTTGGCATTGTTGCAAAAAAATCAATTACATTATCAAATTGTTTTTTTGTCATATTATCTACAAATTTTACTAACTCTTCTTTAGTAATACTTGAAGCTTCTATTTTTTCGTCTTTGGTTTCAATGTATTCTATACAATTTACCGCTAGTTCGTAAAAATCAATTAACTCCATAGTCTCTATATTATTTTCTAAAAATATAGATATCGAAGGATATTTCATACCAATAACTATTTCATCTGTTATTTTTATTTTATTTGTGTGGTTTTTATTTTTAGATACTTTTATGTCATTTAGATTTATATTTAATTTTATTTCTTCGGAGGTAACTGGACATACTAGAATGGGAATTGCTATTTCTTGTATGGATTTAGCTCTAAGTTTTATAAACAAATATTCCAGATCAAATATTGGTATTTTTGATGCATCCCCTATTCCCTCAAAGCATGCTTCCACAACCTCTTTGACTGCTTTCATTATTCCACCATCGGTTGCAGTTTCTTGTGCTATTAGTAATATTTTTTCTTCTTTAACCAAAAATGGTCTAAACCATATCACTTTTCCGGTAGAAGGAACAGTATCTGAAAATTTGGGTGTTGTTGATTTCAAGATATCAGAAATATTCATTTAAAAATCTCCATAATTAATCTAAACTAGTAGGACATTCAAACGAATAGTCCCTAAAAGAAAATATCGAAACAAAGGTTCCATAACCAGACGCTTCCGCACTTAATGTAGTCGGTGTAATTGACAAAGGATAGGCGTCATTTAGTTTTATTTTTGCAGTAATTCTTCCTCCTCCGCCGCCGGAGTTTGAGTTTATAGAAAGACAGTTTATCTGAACAGATCCAGAAAAAATAGAGTAAGGATTAGTATAATCGGAAAAATCAGAGGCACTTGCTGCGGCATCTCCTCCACCACCAGAACCAGATACAATTCCTGTTGGGATCACCTTGTCCATCCAAGACTCTATATATTTTCGTTCGTACCAATCCTGATATATTATGAATGATATGGCACACTCTCCGTATTCTCTTTTAATTGGTATATTGAAATCTGGACCCCAGTTACTAAATGGAGTCGAAACGAAAGATCTTGGTGGTAATGCCACATTTTCGGGATAAGTTATAACAGAAGGAAGGGATCCAGGGCCCTGTAGAATTACTTCATATCTACTAACTTGCTGAAGACCACCACCAAAAGTCAATATTTTCTTTTTAAAGTCTGTTATGGTTTGGCCGGGTGAAAATGCCCTATTGTAAGTCAAAATAGTTCCTCCTCTGTCAATATTCTAAATGTTATATCGTGCTTGTCGCAAAATTGTTTAGCAGATTCCCATTTTGCTGTATTTACTGCAAAGGATATGCTTTCTGTTAATAGTGTTTTTTTTGATTTTTTAAGTTTTTCCGGTTCTCTGGTTTGTTTTTTGGGTTTTATTTCTACTATACTAGTTTTTACATTTCCATCTTTATCTTTAGTCTCTACCAAAAAATCTGGGATATAGTTGTGTATTTTTTTGTCGATGGGAGACAAATATGGTATCTTTATTGCTTCAAATGACCAGCGAACTACATTCGTATTGCTATCTAGGTATTTACAAAATTTTCTTTCCCACAGAGATCTACAAATAATATTATTTGTATCACCTATATATTTTGTGGGATTTACTGGAATGTATTTCGTTTTATAGGGCATCCTCATATTTATAATACATTGGAAAAATAAATGGCAACTTATATCTATCCAGCTTCTACCGCACTACAACAAAGAATACCACTTTGGTTAAAATTTTTCATATATGAATATAACAGCAATTCAGTAATGCGTTCATCTGCTTCGTCTGGTGATGGTTCCTTGCCAAGCGGGATACTACTAGATTCCATATATGTTCCTGCTCCAGCAGAATTTTCTACATTTTCTGATGCAGCATATAATACTGCAATTAACTCAGAGGAAACAGCAACCAAAGCAGATCCAAGAGCAACCATTGGAATGATTGGTAATTTTTTACCAGGCGTGGGTAAAGCAATAGTTAGTGGAGCTTTAGCTGTTATGGATACTGTGGAGAATGTAGGACAGGCTATTTCTGATTTTACAGTTGGAAATATAACCAGCATGGATATGTCAGACACAACATTTCAGGGCATAAACAAGAGAGTATATACATTTAGAATACTTTTTGGTTCTCTAACCCCACAAGATTCTGCTGCAGCAAGTGCAATATGTCAGGCGCTACAGGCATATCAGTTACCCACTGTTCTTGGTTATCCTCTTGCATCAAAGGTTAGACATCCTCCCCTATGGAGATTCGGAATCGGATCGGGAAACAATACTAGCGTGGATCCAGATTGGTGTGGTCAACCACAATGGGCATTAATGGATGGTTGCACAATCAACAAATCTGCATTTAAAAACTCTTATGCAATGTCCGAGGGTGGTAAATTAAAACCATTAGCACAGTCCGCTACAATAACCTTTGTAGAATTAGAACCCGCTCTCAGAGCAGCTGGCAGTACGCAGATTATTTCCAGATCTACTGCCTTGGTTAGTGGTGGTGCATCTGGTGTAGTAGCAGGCGGTTAATATGATATTTTCCTCTTTTTCAAAAATAAATTATACCTTTCTAAACGGCAAAACTTATGAATTGGTTGATATTTTCAAAAAGATATCATTTACACAAACTACTTTAGAAAATACAAAAATATTCGACACTTATCTTATAACCGATGGATCTACTCCAGAAAAAATAGCATTCGAATATTACGGCGATCCTAAATTTTCTTGGTTTATCTTCATGGCAAATAATATAGTGGATCCACATAATGAATGGCCAGCAGAATATTATTCATATAAAGAAAATTTATCCAACAAATATAAAGGAACTTCTTTTTTTATCATAGCAACTCCCGAATTACTTCCAGGCGATATAATGATAAAAACAAATAGCGCAGGAACCTCTTTAGATCAAGATGTCTATTCTGTAGTTTTAGATTGGAGAAAACAAACTAGAAATGTTGTTGTATATGGTGGAGAGGGAACATTTAGCAACAACGATTATGTCGTGTTTTTGAGAAAAGAAGGAAATGGGTTTTCCATTATAAATACAAACACCACATCAAATGTTGCTAGATTAGCAAGAAGAACTATACCAAATTTAGATACTCCAAAATATTTCATAAATAATAAAAATACAAACAAAGAAATTATAAGTCCATATAGAATTTTCAATGGAACAACTTTGACAAATTATAGTGCAGATCCAAATACAAATGTTACTACTGTTCCTGCGTCATATACTGATACCGATACATTATATAATACGGTTCTCTATAAATATATAACGAATGGATTGAGCTCCAATTTTGGAATAACGGTGAAAACATTCGAAGAATATGAGATGGACGAATTATACAAAAGACAGACTGTTAAAATTCCAAAACAACAAATAATTTCTACGGTATATGACATGTACAAAAAAGCAGTTAAAACCGATACTCTTGGAAGAGTGCTTTCTGTCACTATAAATATATAAAATGAGATTAAAATGAATGAAGATTTAAATCAATTAGCAAAAGACAATCCAAGTCCATTCGTATCGTTTCTTTCTTCTATAAAAATTGAAAAAATTGATAATATTTTAGAAGATAAGTCTAAATGGAAGACTTTAAGTACATTTGATGTAGTATATCCACAAAGCTCTGGTCTTGGACAAAGTAGACTTATGGGGTTACATATAACCGAGAGTATGTTTACACCATTTGTTTCCGGTCATATCGATGTTCTAGATAAACATGACTGGATTGCTCAGATGAATCTTAATGGTAGTGAAAAAATAACAATAGAATTTTCTTTTATTGATATTGAAGAAAATTTAAAACTTGAATTTTTTGTTTTTTCTTCTAGAATAATTAATGATTTTGCAGAAGTAAATTCACCAAAAATAGAAACAGGTGAAAAGGCAGCAATTTACAGATTAGAATTTATTTCTGATGAAATTTTTAATGCAAATTTCAATAAGTCTATTTTAGAGTTAGATAAAGATTTTGTTGGTCTTATCGCAAAGGGATCCGAAGGCGGCGGGGGCCAAGGCGAAAGCGAAAGTGGTAATTCAGTTCCGGGATTGATAGAAACTATAGCTTCAAAATTAAAACTACAACCAATAGAAATCGAAGGAACTAAAAATGGAATTTGGCTGAAAAGCGATGAAATTACATATCCCAGTGGCATACAACAAGGACAATTAAATGTAGCTACATTAATGAGTTATGTAACGAACAATGCTGTTCCAAAAGAGAACACTAAAGCACCAAATTTTTTCTTTTGGAAAGATAGAGATGGTTGGCACTTTAAATCTGTAGAGAAAATTCTAAAAGATAGCGAAGAGTCAGATGAAATTGTTTCATTTGCCATGAATAGTGATGATCTTCAGAATAAGTATAGAATACTTTCGGTTGAAGTGGATAAACTCTCTGATAATTTATCATTATTTCAAGATAGTGCGTTTATGTCTCACTATATTAGAATGGAACCGAATTATGAAAATTTATATTCTGATTTCTTAAGCAGTAAAAGTGGGTTTACATATTCTATAGTCGATTATGATTATCATAGAGATTTTGCTTCGGTTCGACATGTAGAAAAATATAAATTATTACCAGATCAAGTTAAAACAAATCCAGTAAAGATACTCTCTGACGATAATAAAAAAATTCCTATGCCTTCAACTCGTCTTGGAGATAATACCTTTGGTTATTATAGTACAAAAATAATAAATACTCCCTTCGACTATAACATAAATTATTCATCCGATACCGGGTTTGGAAAGAAACCAGATAATCCAGCACACATATGGTGGGATTATTTGGATAGGGAAAGAGACTCTAGATGGTCTAATGTAACATGGCAACCACAATTCGACATAACCGAATTAGAAATACAAAAATTACACAAAATCTATACAAAAATACGTCAACCATTAGAGGAAAAGAGAAAGGAATTTGTAAAACTTAAAAATTTAAAACGAGAGTGGGAAGTTTATAGATGTGTTGTATGTTGTACTACAAATTCTTTAGGAAGCACTGCTGATATTAAATTCTTCAATGATCCATCAGGAATAACAAATGCGGAAGAATATAATTTTCTTTTTGGTAAAAATGGAATTTTAAGTGGGTCAGAAGAATATAAAATTGTTGCAGCTGGATCATTTACTGATACTATAAATTATGATTCTGATTATTCGGAAATACAAAATGGGTTAACTCTATCGATAAATTTAGAAAATCCAAATGTAAAAATACCAACAACTATACTAACAGAAGATTATCAGCCAAATGTATGGTATAAATCTTCAATCGGACAGTTTTTTAATTTAAATCCAAATATAAACAATTACTTTAGCACAGTATTGACCAGAGGTCTTAATCAATATGAACTAGAAATTCAAACTCTAACAAATAAATTAAATGCAGCAAAAGAATTTGTAGAAAAAGTTCCAAATTTTATTGCGAAGTCTAACGAATGGATAGAAAGTAGATTATTGGATTGTTGTAATGCTGAAGAACCACCTTCCGAACCGCAACAATATAGTATAGGACCAATTGACGATATTGATTATTCTGGAATTTGTAATGTGTTACCTTATCCGGGATCACAAATAAGAATAATTTTAAATTTAAATTCAATTTATAATTTTGAGCGTGTAAATGTAGATCCAAATGGCGCGCCAATGTCACGCTTTTTTCCTGCGACTGGAAAATGTTCGATACAAAATTGGGGGTATCAAGATCCTCCCATGTTTAACGGTATTTCAAACTACAGCAAAGGTGACGGATTATCTTACTGGCCAAAAACCTGGAGTGGATATGATTATATCTACGACTCTACGTTTGACTCGTTACCTGCTAGGTTGGGGAGTGTACTTTTCGATTGGTTAGAACACATAGATTTGAATCTAGCGGTTTGGAGTTTTACTGGAGGTGGCAACACCTACAGTTTTGAAAATTGTGGCAAAAATCAAAATGATTATGCAATAGAATTTAGTACAGATCAATTAATATATAGTCCGAATACATGGTATATGTCTGGACTAAACATCACTAACGTATGGTCAAATTCTAAATACAATGGTTTGAATCTTCCGGAATATAAATCGGAAGAAATTATTGAAGCAAAAGGAAATGAAACATCCAGAAGGTGTACGGGTAGTGCTCTTAGAAATAATTTATTATTTTATGGTTTTGGTGACTTATCATTCACCCCCTGTGGTGAGACTACCGGAAAGGTAAACCCAGGATTACCAGCAAGAATAAGAGAATATATTTTTGGTAACGATAATGAAATACAAAATTTTTCATTTCCGGCCGGCGGGTTTTACTGTTACGGTGATCCCAGAATAGAAAAAAATAAAGATGCAAATGCGGATAATTGGTTTCCATATACTCAAAACTGGTGTTCCAATTGTCCTTGGCAAACAAGCAATGAGGAAAACGAAAATTCTCAATGTTATAAAGTAACAAGATGGCTACCAGATTATTATGGAGTATCTGGACCTTCAGCTGAAAATTTCTTTTGGGAAAATTACAGAAAAACTTTAGAAGAAAAAATAAACCAAGACACTCAAAATTCTTGCGGAAGATATATTCTCAGACCTCTTTCTACTTTGGATTTATATGAGGATATTCCAGTTGCAATTGATGATCAAACATCTGGAGCGGTCTTCGTGGGCCCCAACATTACTCCGCTGGGAGTTTGTTATTTCACAAGAACAAAGAGCTTGCTTGCGGGAGGAGTAGGACAGGAATCACAAGGACCATGTAAAACACCGTCCTATACTTCTTCTTATTCCCCGATGCCGTGCGCGGTTGATGTCGGAGGTGGCGATGAAGGTTCAGGCAAGTGGGATGCTCCAAGAATACTTATGACTGGTAATAGTTATAGAGACTTTGCCGAAGCTGCAGGAGATGATGGTAGGGTTTCATGTTACGATTGTGGATTTGCTGGTGGTATTTGGCTTCCTTCGTTTGTATTAGAAAAAGAATTAACACAAGATGATCAAATAAGCATTTGTAGACCCGGTGGATCTGCCTGTTTACAAAAAGGTTGTTCTGATCCGTTTACTGGTAGTGTATTTTCCAAAGAGCCGGCAGCATGTATAGGATATAACTATATCGATGGATTGGGTGAAATTCCATTGGTAGTTCTTCCTCCTGGAAAATGTTTAAAATGTAATAACTTTTTAGAAACAGAAGAAGATATAAAATTTGATAAATCAAATTGTTGCAATTGTAGTGAAGAACAAGAAAAGACATTTGTAGATTATAAAACAGATCCAAAATTAGAATGGTGTAGGGAATGTTCAAAGAATAGATTTGTTAAATCTTTACCACAGTATATTGGAACTGAAGACAATTGGTATAACAACTATGGATTTATTTCCGGAGGTGGTGACGCATTCACGGACTTAGATGGTTATATTGGTTTAAATGGAAATCTTCAATCAACGCAAAGATGTATAGAAGAAAACAATTGCTATAATAAATTATGCTTTAATCCATTATATTTAGAAGCTGAAGGCAGAAGAGCAGAACAAGAAATAAAAATATTAGAAGCACAAATAAAATTACTTCAATATACTAAAGATTTAGCACAAAATGGTATTATATCAAAATTTAACACGGGATATGAAGAATGGTGGAAGAGAAAAGCATTTTTCTATTCTAAGATGCCAGGAAGTAATGTATTTACTGATTTATCAACAGGAATTACTGGAAGTATAAGTGGGGGTAGATTAACAGAAATACAATCAAATTTATCTTTATTTAATATTAAATCTATAAAGAAAAAACCAATCAGAGGTAGTAGATACGAATTACTTGCTAAAAATAAAGGAGTAACGGGATCTGATATTGGAGAATGGTTATATAATTTTGCATGGAATGTGCCGGCGCAAAATGAACCAATAACACAGGCATCAGACAAACACCCATATTATTCTCAAAAATATCAATCACCATTCATATCTCAAAGACAGTTGTTCAAAAACTATAATTACTCTAATTATAACAAATTTAACGATTTTCCGTTTTCAAAATATGGAGAACAACCATATTCACCAGATGAAAAGAAATGTTTCACTTTAGTGAATTCTGAAACAGAAATTGTCTCTTTACCAGTAACACAGGTTTCTGAAGTATTGCAGGAATTTGAATTGGAATTAAATCCACTTATACCACATACACAAACAGATTTAATTAATGTCTCCGAAATAAATTATCACAATTCATTCAATATATTTACAATAGATGATACGACGATTCCTGCAAATTTAAAGAAAGAGCAATTATCGACATATATTAGAATTGAATTTGAATCTCCAATAGGGTTGGATAGAATTGTAGATTTTCCAGATGGATTTGTTAGAGATGCTGGAACAGAATATTTCTTACCGTATTTAATATCATTGACTGCTGGGCCCACGGGAAGACAGACTATAAGAAATAATGTAGTTGTAATAGGAATGGATCCATATGGGTTTGATGTTGCAGTTAAAAAATCTAGAATTTCTGATGAGGAAACGGATAAACAATATCATTGGTGGGAAGAGTATAGAAATTTAAATGATACTTCTTTGACTAATAACGGTATGGATTTGTGGCCAGAAGTTGGGTTTGAAACTTCTTATCCATATTACGCATCAGATCCAAAGGGATGGTGGTGGAAATCTCCTTGGTATCATGGCGAAGGAACCCCAGATCTTAGTCTGACAAATAATAACAATTATGATATATTCTCAAGATCTGCGGATGTAGATCCAGAGTATAAAGAAAGCGCACATGGCAGTGGATATCTACAGTATTCATATAGGAGAATAAAACCACATAGATCATGGTGGTCATTCCATATACCAAAGAATATTTTTGTTCCACAAAAACTATTCCCAGTATTAGCAAAGAAATTTGGATCTTTGACTGGAGAATCCACCGGTGTTATCGGTGACATCTATGCATACAAATATCAAGATTATTATTGGTGGTATGGTGATGATCTCGATAGATGGCTAAGAATAACAAAAGAAGGAAAAGAATTAGCGGAAAATATTAAATTGTTGAGTGTCAATTCTGCTGAAAATTTCCAAGATCCAAACAAACCATTATCAAATTATGCCCATGTCCATCCAGATAATTCATTAGAATTGATCGGGGGAGCAGTTCAAAAGTATTTCTATGAAACTACCATGCACTGGTTACGGGGTGATTTTATACTGTACAAACCAGGCTTGCTCACCAAAGATGTTTGGAAATATGACATTACAGGTGAAACAGATTACGGACTAGTTTCTCCGAAAACTATGTCTCCTAATTATGATGTTTTTGATGATAATTTTTCTGCTCAATTCATAGTTTTCTCTAGAGAAACCCAAAATTTATGCAAGTCATTCACATGTGCCAATCCTAAAGGAGTGATTTCCAATAATAATTGTCCAGAAAATGATCCATATTGCAATTGTCCATCTAAAGATAAAATGCCCAAACAAAAAGAACCAAGTTATATTGAACTTTATAGAAAATATAAAGAAATAAAAGAATGCGAGTTGATAACTAAAAATCTTGGTCCCGAATACCTAGGTTGTATATGGAGTGATCCTGCTAATCCATGCAGTTGCAATTGTCCAGAAATTGGTCCTAAATTTATAGAATATTTAAAATATGCTAGAACTTATGCTACCTTCTGGGATACACCAAGAGCTACTCCACTTTTAAGAAAAGCATTACTAACCCAACTTGGTTCTCAACAGATATCTGTTAAAGTTCCAGCAACAGGAAAGATTAAAGTTGGTGATGTCATAAACATAAACCACTATGGTGCAATCAATCTGTCGTTTGAAAGACAGGAAAAGAACCTACATGGTAGATGGTTAGTTGCTGAAATTGTTAATTCATTCTATAAAGATTCAAATCAAACAATGAGAATGACATTAATTAGAGATAGTCTTTCCACGAAACCAGACTTCACATCGAATACACTCAATACTTTATTAAAAGCAGCAGCTAATGTTGGTTCTTTCTTAATTTAATATAAATAGTGGCATGAGTCAAATAACCTCCAATCT